GTAAGACTACCTAACACAGGCATTTCTTCTTCACCAAATCCTACACCAAATCTTTTTGTTCTACATAAACCTGATTGACATACTGCATTAATCGGTGCGTCTTTACAGCGGTATTTGTCATAACCTTTTCTGTTTACTGATTTAATTAATTGTTGCACTTCACTATTACTTAGTGGTGGTTCCATGTATTTTAAATTTGCTCCAACAATTTCATCCTCCCAAGTGTCTGGTTTAGCTTGCTTGTAATACACAGCAATATTAAATAATGCATTATTTCTAGAGCCCTGTCCAAAACCAACTGCAGCTAACTTATTTAGACAAGGTGGTCCCATAGGAAACGCTTCTTCTATTTTTTTTTCTTCTGTTTTAATCTCTTCGACTTGTTCTTTAGTTTGAGCCCAAACATCATAGAGCTCAAAAAATTCCTGAAGTGTACAGCCGGCGCCAGTATCGTTGATAGCATAACGTAGTCCTTTCATTTCATTGTAGTAGGGTAAG